CCATATCCATCGGGTCGGTGTACTCATTCAGCGAGGTGAACCAATCGACGTGAGGGCCTTCTTCCGAGATATCGATCGTTCGCCAGTCGCTGAACGTGAAATCAATGAGCTCGTGAAACTGCTTGCCAAGGAAACCCTTGGCCGAGTCCTTGTCGAAGAACTTCCTACGGGCGAGCCACCGGCAGTCGCGGCGCAGATCGATGGACCGGCCGCGCATATCCCACCATATTTCGTCTCGGTGGACATCCTCGACAAGGAGTTTCCCGGGGGCTAGCGGATCGGGATTGCGGGTAACATGTATCCAGCCAATCCCGACACCTGCCTGCAGCTCATATGCATCAGAGCATGCGGTATTGGCATCGGCCAACCGCATTTCATCGTTCAGCTTGTGGTTTACGGCCTCGGCCATCTCCTCATGCTCTTCAGAAGCGCCACTGATCATCCAGTCCACCCGGTGCTTGGCCTCGTAGCCGGTGACCGACTCCATGGCTGGGGCAATGAGGTTGATCTGCAGCGGGGTGAGCCCGAGACTTTCGAGGTAGACGATCTGCTCTTTCGTCCACTGTCGATTGTCGCGCCATGCCAGATCGATAGCGGCCTCGCCTCTCCATTGCTGCTGGGAGGAAATGTCACTGAGCAGGCTCCGGAGGATCGGGTTTGCTTCTGAGAGCTTGAGGATAGCCATAGGTGTTTACCTTTTCTGGAAGCCCTGCGTCGGATGGTAGCGGATCCCGTCCATGACAACGACATTCGGCATCAACTCGCCGCGAACGCGGAACCGCAGGATACTCTTCCGCATCTGGTAGCCGTCGATGTTGGCCACCTCGACCTGGAATTCATCGTCGGAAAGTTCTTCCACGACTACCCATTTCTCGTTGCGCTTGACCGGCTGTCCCTCTGGACCATCTTCATAGACATGCACGGTTGCCAGGCTTTCTTCTTTGGTCTCGGCGAAGCTGTGGTTCTCATCGTAGTTGCGAGACTCGTTGTAGTTGTGAGACTCGCTGATGCCCACGCTTGCGTTCTCAGCCATGGCGTTTATGCCGGAAAGGGAGTTTTCGATGGATTGTCCTGCATACTGCGAAAAGGCATCAGCCCCGCCCTGCTGTGCCGCCTGAATTGCAGCCCCGGTCATAACTGGATTTTCCTGTTGCTCGGTGTCTACCTTCGTCGTGGGTAACGGTTGCGGTGCCTGTTTCCTGGGTGGCATGGTGTTCTCCTGTTCTGCTGGTTAATAAGGCGAAGCCGGCCGGTCCTTGTAGGTCACCGCCGACTTCTCTTCAATGAGTGCTTGCAATCCTTCACCCTCGCCCATGAGCCCGTATTCAAGGGCCTCGACGGGGTGAGACCATGCGTTCTTGTCCGGCTCATCCATGTGCTTCTCGTCGCCAGCCACCTGCAGGCGCCGGTAACAGAACTTGCCGGCAAGTCCCTTGCGAATCATCTTGGCCTTCTTGCAGATGAGCAGGCGCGGGCGGCCGTTCATGGCGAGCTCGGTCAGGGGATTGGCAACGGCGGCCCGGCGCTGCAGCGGGTCGTTGGTATCGCACGGCATGCAGGGGATACCGTTCAGGTTGAGGATCTGGATAGCCGATGATTCCACCTCTTGTCCCGGGTGCTTGCCAGCCGGATCTCCCCAGCCGATGAACGAGTGCCCCTTGTAGTTCTGGCTCAGGTAGTTCAGGAGATTTGGGGCAAACTTGGACGCCGACATGCCGGAGGATACAAACTCATCAATGCAATACCACTGCAGGCCGATCTGTTGAATGATGGCGCAGGCCGGGGTGCGGCCGAAGTCGAAACCGAGAACTATCGGAGAATCGAAGATCGGATCCACGTCATCCACGCAATGGGTGGTGTCGTTGTACTCGGGATGGACCGGCTTACCGTCCATGACGAAGCCGTACATGTTGCCGAGATTTACCTTGATCCAATCCTCGCTCTTGCCCTGCATGCCGCGCTCGTAATAGCGAGGGACCTGCTTGTCGAGGTTCTCCCGGTTCTCCCTGGCGGGATTGATAACCCATTGGCCGTTGACCTTTATCACGCCACCAGGCTGAGTGAAGAACTGCCAGTCGGGCAGCTTGCCCGCTGGCTTCAGGTGCTCCTGGAACTCATAGAGCCAATGGTCTTCGTCGCACTGGTTGGTGTCTCCGAACATGCCGTGCCATGTGGGCAGGACCTCACCGAGCATCATCGAGGGGAACCGGCCGTGCCGCAAGTCGGCCATGTCGACGATCTCTTTCGGCAGTTCCTTTGCCTCACTAAGCCAGAACCAGGTGATTTGATGACCGCGCAGTTTGCGGATGTGCTGGGGGCGGTCCAGGGCGATGAACATCATCTCATGCCAGACCATCGTCCCGTCCGGGAGCTTGAAACGCATGGTGAACGTGGGCGGCTCCTTGCCGCCTTCCTTCCACACGCCAAGATCGCCGAAGATCGTCATGAAATCTTTTGCCGTGGTGGACAGGAGCTCGCCGTAGGTATTCCGGATGGCTATGCACTTCGTCGGCCGGATCTTGCGCCGGTTGGGCGCCTGCTTGGTCATCAACCGGAAGGATTTGTAACAGCTGGTCGTGGTCTTGCCACTTCCTAAAGGTCCTGAGATGATCGCGTTCGTCGTTGTATCGTCGTAATAGGCCTGCAGGACCGGCCCGGGAGGCGTGAAGAGGTAGCGATGGGTGCTCACTCGTCGCCCTCCTTATTTGGATCTTCCGGCCCGCCCTCTTCGTATGCGCCGTATGCTGGGTCGTGGATGATTACGGTAGGCAAATCGTCCTCGCTCGATCTCTTATCATCGAGGTTGAAGGCCAGGCGCTCAAGCATCTGTCGCTTGTGCATGCAGCTGGCAAGTTGCGCGGCGGCAGCTGCCTTATCGGTATCGCACACATCGAAATCCTGGGAAACGATCTCGCCCTTGTAACAGAAAACCTTCGTGATCTTCGCGGTCCTCATATTGATGACGAGTTCATCTTCGAGTGCTCTGAGTTGCGATAGGTCTTTCCGATGGGAGCGAAGAACAGCTACGCGGGTCTCGGCTGCAAGCTCAAGCTCGCGCTGCTCAAGATCGATGGATGAAAGAAGTTTCCGGTTTGTCTCTCGCGTTTCGTCAGATGCAACTTCGGACGAAACCATGCAACTTTCATCCAAATCCTTAGCAACTTTGGCATCTTCCTGTATCAGTCTCGCTTGAGCAATGCGGCGTACTTCTGCGGAGTTATCTCTTACCCATAACTCCTTTTTGACACGCTTCCCTATTGCGGTATGACTGCAACCATGACGACGTGCAAGTTCCATAGGAGAGAACTGCCCGGTCGAATATTCCCGCCGGATAGTGTCCCAATCAAACCTGTCTCGCCCTTTTTTCTCCGTCGCCATACCGTAATCCCCCGTATTTACGCCTATGCTATAGGATTCCTGCCTTAGTATCAACGGATTTTTTTATTGGTTGCATAGGCGAAACCTATAATACCGAAAGTGGAATTTTGTTCTTGCATTAGCCAATGGATAACTGTATAAAGGAGATAAGAGTACACCATAGGACTACAGGCGAAAGACATAACAGGTTAAAATCACAGCAACTCAACCGGGCACGCGCCCAGGAGGTGCCACATGGCACGTTACACACGGAAATTCCAGGTAGTAATCGGCGACAAATCCACATGCGTACACGTAGAAAATGAGAGCGAGGCAATAGGACGAGCGGTTGAAAAATTATTTGGCAAACGGTGTTTTTGGTTTCCCGACAGTGGTGTTCCTGGATATGGCCAGGTTTTTGAGGCGCTGAAACCGACAAAACGCAACTCTCAGCCGGGAAATAGCTCCGTAACCTATCGTATCGAGATCGACGTAGAACCAATAGGCCAACCATCAGTTAATTTTCTCAAACAACAACAGGATGACCGAGAGCGGGAATTAGAGATCAGTAAACAATACGAGAAACAGCGCGCCAGGGAGTACCGTGCATATAATGCTGGATGGGCTGGAGATGATTTCCCGGTTGACCTGTTAACCGGTATCGACTCGGATTGGCTGAAAACAGAATATAATAACGGTAAATATGACGCAGCTGAGAAACACAGGGAACAGGTTGAGCAGGAGGAGTCCGAGCGAAAACAACGTGAGTTACAGGAGGCTGATGAGCGTAAAATTTTTTTGGATGAACAATACGAGCTGGCCCTTGTGGAGCACAGAGAGAGAATGGTTCGCGCCGGGGAAATTGCCGACAGAGTGGCCTATATTCGCAGCCTATCATGGGATGATCTCCTGCAAAACTCATTAGTTCAGGCGATAATAAGGAACACCATAGCTCCTGCTGAATTTGAGCGAATTGGCCGGGGGAAAATGGGTCTCGGAAAATTTAAAAAGAAAATGCTTGGGGGGCAATATATGACAGAGGTAATTGGTTATCTGAACTCAGATAACCTTTATAAACGCCTCGAAAACGTTGAGTTTTAATGCATTGATCATTGGACCACGGCGGGGCTTGCGCCCCGCCCGCAGTCGAGCGGTCAAACATCAATCTCAACACGGAGATATGGAGCATGAGAAACAGAAAGGTCACGAGGGGGCAGCGGAACCTTGAGAAATGGCGCATGGTCGCGCCGTGGATGCTGATTGCCATCTATATGGCAGTCGGAATTATAGAAAAAATGTAAGGAGAACAGTATGGGAACCAGAAGCATCAAAATCAAAACCACCTGCAACGGTATGCACGTGAATACCACTCTCGCATCACCTCTCGCACCCCTGGGTGATGTCCGGGATGCATCGGTGCAGATCCGGCAGATCAACAACATCCCCGCCGATGTGCCAACTGCGGCCGTAATCAGGTTGTTTTCCGGAACCTGCGACATAACCGGTCTGTGCGGGAAAGGGCAGCGCGAGCGGCTGGAATTCGATTACTCCGAGTTGGGGTATGGAAAAATCATCAGATAAGGAGTGCACCAAAATGACCAACACGGAAAAGAGGCCGGAACTCGATTCAACACCAATCCCAGATATAACAAAACCTGGAGGCCTGTTTATCACATGCTCTCCCGGCCAGTGGGATGACATGCTTGAAATCGCCTATGACGAAGGATGGACCTTGTTGGAGGTGGAAGATCGAGATGGTAAAGAGGTTGTGGTTAGAGCTTGGAAGCGGAAGGAGGATACATGCCAACAGTAAAAGCCGTCCGTGCCCTGCTCGGCGTCTCTCAATCCTCCATGGCCACGCTCCTGGGCACGTCCAGGTGCCGCGTGAGCGATTTTGAGAGAGTCGCCAGAAAGGAAACCAAACAGATGAAGAGGCACCTGCATGCACTTCTCATGATCGAGAAGGCAGGGCTCACTCATCGACTCATTGAAAACATCAAGGAAGCGGAGAGGGAAAATCCAGATGAAAACTGAAGAAATGATAATACTGGTGGCCGGCTGTGACGACGCATTCCACCGAGAGTCGCTTAAAGAAATAGCCGCAGGAACCGGCGTTGAACTGATATTTGTCGATGACATTGATTTCTACCAAGAAACCCACGACAGATTCGTTATGTCTGAACTGGAACAAATCGATCTGGAATTCAAAATCCCTGCCACGGACGCAACTGAGCCATCACTGCCATACCGGGACAAAAAAGTCATGCACCCATGGTCAAGGAGAAAAAAGAGATGAACAAGAAACAGATCGAGGCACTTGCGGTAAAAACCATTTGTGAAATGGGCAATATTTTTCATGACCCACAGGGAGCTTTCCCGATCGCGCAAAAACAAGTGCAACTCGCAATCGAAGAAGCCATTGGCACACTGCCAGTTGTCGAGCAAAGTCTCATCGATAACCTGGATAGGATACTGGCTGATCGTCTTGACGCTGAGTATTTTCAAGAGGCCGACACCATCTCAGCGGCAATCGCGCTCCTGAAGCCATTCGTTCCACTTACGCCCAAGCCCTACACGGTCATCTTGATCGTTCCGGAATATGCCGCGGACAACTACGGCCAGGATACATGGCTTGATCATGTCGAGGCTTTAGATATTGACGATGCGGTGCGATTGGCTCGAAAGAACGCATGGAAATCACACGAGGTTGACCCGGATGGAGAGGATTTTAACCCGGACTGCTTCAACGACTACAAGGTCGCCATGGTCTGTGAGGGCCACATTCAAGACATCTTCCGTGGAGAATAAAATGAAAGAAGACACCGAAAAAATAGCCTGGACCGCCATCGTCCGGAAACCGTCATACATCATCGACGATTACCCTGAGCCGTACCACGGCCTCCAGGTCATGGCCGACACGGCGAAACAGGCGGGCGAACTGGCCATCATCAAGGCCTACAAAATCGACGAGTGCGAGGGCAGACTTCCCTGCGACCAAGGCGACTACGAACTCGTGGCGGTCCTGTGTGGCCTTCCTGAGATCACATGGGGCTGGTCGATGGAAGTCGAGCCTCCGGCCGAACCGGTTTGCCAGATCCTGAAACAAAGCGAGTGCGAAACGTACCGCTGCAATTGCGGCAATACCAAACACGACGAGGGTTTCTTCCAGGTCGATGAGCAGGGCGAGTACCTCTCAGAGATGGACATTTCCGTCACCGATAGGCTGCTCTACAAGTGCGGCCGCTGCGACAAGATTGTCGAAATAAACGAGGATTCCCTCGACGCTTAAACCCATAAACAACAAAAGGAGAACAGCATGAGAAAGGTAATGGTCAGCCACATGGTGTGGTCTGCAGAAGCAAAAAGAAACGTGAAGCAGGAAAAAGGCGAGGCGCTTTTCCATCACTTCGGAGTGGACCACGAGGAGTTTGATGGCGGGCCTGGTAATTACACGGCTGCTATCGTCGAATGGCCGGATGGTCAGGTTGAATTGGTACCGGCCTTCTACATCCGCTTTCTTGAGCCACCTCTACCTGAGCCTCCCAAATATCACCAGACATGTTTTCCCCCCGCGGATACCAAATGTGTCATCGATGAAAGAACACTAACCAAAGTTTCACCTGCGATGATCAAGGAAATTGAAGACCTTCACAGCCGACTTACGCGGAACGATCTTCCCAGGACATCAAGTGATAATGCTCTGGAAGCAGCAATCTACATCCTGAAGCGATTCGTTTAATAAACATAAGGTGAGTATTATGCCTATATACACTGAAGGGATTATGGCTGATGGAGCATGCATCCTTAAGGATGGGGTTAAGATGACCGTAAGTGAGGTACTTTATGAGCTTAATTCGTCGGCCGGAAATGTAGTTTGTGACGCATGCGGGAATTATATCGAACCGCATGAGGAAAATGTTGGAATAGAATCAAACCTGCATAAGGACTGCTGTACAACTCAGAACGATTAACCTTTGGACCAAACCGGGGGCGCTGTCCCCGGCGGCAGTCGAGCGGTTAAACCTCAACACCAAATAAAAGGAGAAAAGCATGGAAAGAGAGGGTGAAAACAAAAAATGGAGCATTATGCTGCTGTACCCGGACTACTCAGGACTGGAGACATTTTACACCTTGAGCGAGGCACCTACAGCCATTGATGGTATCGAGGCGGCGAAAGATGAGATGATCAAGGTAAACGAATGGAACCAGGACGATATCATTGATCACGACCACGAGGATATCGAGGTTATCCTTGTCCTTGAGGGCCACTATCCGGAATACCAATGGAGGTCATAGCAATGCTGAAGACGAAAAAAGCAAAGCGGCTCCTGTCGAAGTGGGAACAGAGCCACCTTACATCGGTCGGAATCAACCGAGTTGAGGATTTCGACGAGAAACTCGCCAGGATGGCGAAAGAGCAGGCTGACATGGAAGCGAAACACGGCAATGATATCCCGGTGTTTATCGGCTGGTGCCCCACCTGCTGGGCTATCGGCAAAAAACTGAACATGATTTGAAGGAGAGAGAGGTGGAGAAACCGAAGAAACACGGCAAACCTTGGTCGGTTGCCAATTACACGAGACTGATGGACCTGATAGAGAAAGGTATTTCGCCACACCGAGCGGCCGCGCTGTTGGAGAGAACAGAGGGAGCGATCGATAAGAAAATCACCGTCATCAATGTCATCAAGATGATCAAATCCGGGGATCCAGACATGACCATCAGAGATTTCAACAGGAAACAGAAAAAACTCTCAGCCGAAGAACTGGCCGTCATCACCGACGCCATTTTCAATGCGGATTGCATTGGCGCGGGCAGGCTCACCTACGCGCAGGAAGCGATTGAGGACGCCGGTTTCACCTGGACCGACGCACATGAGCGGTTCGTTTTTGAACATTTTGTCGAAAAAGAGGAATCCAATGCCAGAGAAAAATAGGAACTTCGGCAGGATCGAACAGGCGGAACATGCCCTCAACGCTCTATATCATCGAGACCCAGACGACCTTGAGGCCGATATCGTGGACACGATGACGAACCTCCTCCACCTCGCCCATGCGAAAGGGCTGGACACTCCGGCAATTCTGCGGATGGCCAACATCCATTTTATCGAGGAAGCAAAACCATGATTATGCTGACGATAAGCGTTTCATCACCAGGCGCGATATTGGGCGTATCGGTCGCGGCCGCAATCATGAAAAGCATGTAAGTACTTGTATTGAATAATAGATATATTCGACGGTCTTGAATATATCTCACCCATCACCAAACGGAGAATTGACATGAGCAAGAAAATAGGAAGCGCAGAGGCATACCAGATAGACACATCGATCTTTAACGACAGGTTTATCCAACAGGACATTTCGATGGGAATAGGGGGATTCCGTGAGCTCTTGCACCGAAGAATTTTTGATGTCCAGGAAGAGCAGATCAGGCTGGCGCTTATCACGCTCGGATGGACACCTCCTCAAAGCCAGAAGCCAAAGGGGGTTATTATGGTTGACCCGAACGACGTCGAGGTGTCGAAAGACCTACTCAACACCATACTCAACGAGGTGGTAAATCGTGGTGCTGCGGAGAAAATGCCTTACCAACATGTGGTCGGTCTCGTGGTTTGCCCGATCTGCGGGAAATACATTGAAGAAAAAGAATGGTTCTGGCCAATCCATTCAATCGGTAAGTGGGTCCACAGAACCTGTCTGGTACAGGTGGAACTTACCACCGATCTTGGAAAACCGTGGATTGAAACCGCTCTTCATTATGCCCGGGCCTTGGGGATTGTGAAAGGCTGATTGGCTCAATTTAGCTCAAATTTGGCTTTATACAGTGCCCTGCCGGTAAATTGGCAGGGCCTTTCTCGTTTCAATCTTCTTTTACATCCTGCACATCTTCCAGTAACTCCTGCGCCCATCTTAGCCCTACACAAATCGGCCCCTGCTCCAAACTCATGCCGCTAGAATTTCCATCCTTGGTTTTAAAATGCAGGAAGACTCCCATATCGTCAGATTCAGTCAATTTAAGACCATTACCCAATTCAAGTTTTTTCATCGCTCTCAGCCTTTCAGGCACATTCCGCCCGTAGAAATATTACCGCTGTCCCGTAAAACACCATAGCAAGGCCGATACCCTGCATGACCTTCCCGCCATACCCAAAGGCCCACATCCCGACGATGACCGCCATGATCGGCACAACCTTATAAATCGCCGCCGGAATCCAGATTCGTCTCAACATCTTTTCCCCCCTCCAATCGTGCAAAGTGATAGAACGGCCGCCACACACAGGTTCCAGATTTCGAACAGCTGCTTATAGACCGCATCTCCCTTTTGCCGCTTGAAATAGTCAATGAGGAATTCATATTGATAAACCAGGTTTCCCATGGCTTCCATGGTCGACATCGCCCGCTCGTTACCTTCGTACTCCCATTCCCACAACGGACTGACTAATTCACCATCGACCATGGCCTTCCACTTTTTACACATGGCAGCCAACTGCACCAGTTCCAGATGGAGGCTGGTGTTCTTTTCCGGTTGCTTATCCGAACTCTTGCGGAATTCCTCCACCACCTCGTTGAATTCCTCGGTCAAAGCTCCGAAAGCCTCGTACTCCGAACAGAATGGGCCATTGATCGATAGTGCCCGCGCTAACTCGCGCTCGACCTCAACGAGGATCTCGGCCGCGTCAGCGTCAAGATTGATTTTTACCATTTTCCCTTCTCCACTGGAATTTCTGCATGCGGGCAACTGGCACCCATGTCGAGTTTCGCCTCAATACTGGCGTTGATTTTCGGAAGAGGCTTACCACAAGAACACCGATTGCCGTAATGATGATCGACTCTTGATTTATGCAACTCCACCACTGTTTTAATGCTGTCTTTCCACCTGATTATCCCGTCATCTTTGAACCACTCGTACAGGTTCATAATCTGGTCATCACTTTGCATTTTCAGAATGGCGTCGACCAGGTAAGCGTGAGTTTTCGGCACTCTCAATTGAGGTTTGTTCATTTTACCGATCCATATGGTTTTCGAAACAAACGGCCTGACCCATTCAACCAGGATCTCTGTCATCTGAAAACCTTCGAGCATCGGCTCGATAGAAACCGAAGTATCAAACCCTCTGCCGTAGGCAAGAGCCAGGCACTCCCGACGCTCTCTCGGTAAAGGCGCACCTGGTTCCCATAATAACGAAACGCTTTCCTGCACGGTTCCCATCGTGAAGCGGAAAAGAATCTGTTTCCGGTACAGCTCGAATTCCAAAATCATCTTTTCCACGCACTCCAGGCGCGGCTTGCTGACGATCAGCAGTTTATTGCCCTTTTCGAGTATCAATTTCGCTACTCGAATGTAAGCGTCCAGGTTGAACGGCGTGATATCGTGCGAGCTGGGAAACATGATGACGCCATTTTTCGCCGGGTAGGCCTGGATCTCAGCCCGCTTGGTGAGTTCCTCTCGCCCCCAATTCTCCCGGTCTCTCTGCCCGAATCGATTGGCGTTGTATGCTGCATAGCAGTACAGGCACATATTCTGGCACCCACGGCAGATGTTTTCGTTTACCTCTGCCCATTCTGCGGTACCTGTTCCTTTCCTGTCCGAATCGAAATCGCCCATCGCTCAACCCTCCTTCATGTAGACGGGAAGAATCACCCACCCGAGATAATCCAGGCGTTCGGCGACTGTCCCGCGCCACCCTTCGGCTTTGGCGCCAATCATGATTTTGTCCCCGACTTCCTTCTCGGTTTTTCCGGTGTATTGGGTTAAAGGGAAAAGTTCTCCACTGGGACTTCCGCCGAAGGCTATATAGCCGATGGGGTCGGTCTTTTGGCCAAGACATTTGACTGGCCTTTCCTCGTTTCCAAGGCATTCAGCTATCCGTGCAAACGTCACCATCTGCTGTTTGCTGAATCCAAGTTTGTTGTCGTTTAGTGGACCACCTATGCAAAAGATATGACCGAGAGCGTCCTTTTTATTGCGCTCAAGGATACTGACCTGTTCCTTTAATTCCTCGATCACCCGAGCCTGCCTGGCTATGATTTCACTGTCGATCATCTCTCTTTCTCCAGTTGAATATTGAAAAATCCCTGTTTCCCTTTCACCTGGATAGGTTTATCGAACGGTCTCACATTTTCGAGTTTCCAGGCGTAGCGGCCAAGGCTGAAATCACCGAAAGGTTTGTCGGTACCGATCTGGCCAAGCGTTAAATCATCGGTTCGAATGCAGTCTACCAGATCGACAATACCAAGTGCCGCTCCGAAAGGGAGGTGGTCTATACTCACTCCCGGCCATGATTTTCCAGTGAGATCTAGAGGCTTCCCCACGAGCGGCGCCAGGCCACCCTGGAAAGACCAAAAGCACAACTGGTGAATCAACTCAGTCTTCGATAATCCACCTTTCGCCGCGCATATCACCAGCGGACCTCGGTATTTCGTCGGCCAAGCTCTTGTTTCGAAGGTCTTCGCCCCGGTCATGATCAGGCTAGCCCATGGTTGCCACAGACTGATTGCTTTTATTGTTTTCATTCTCCATCTCCCCCGAAAATTTCTTTATAAACGTCCGCCAGTTTCCGCCAATCCCCCATCTTTGTCCCGCCAGGAGTGATTATATTTCTATCCAGAAATTCCTGAAATTCTTCCTTTGGCCATTGATGCTTGTCGGTGACCTCGTTCGACTCCCTGACCTCCTCGAAAGCATCGACGAAAGGCTTCACAGCCTCTTTTAACGAGAAGAAGTCGCTTTCGTTTAATCTAAGAACTTCCTGTAATTCCTCCACCTCTCGCTTTAACCGAATGATCTCGCACTCGTCGCAACCATCACCTCCCCACGGAACACCATGGGTGCAAGAGCCAGGATCTTCCACCATTCCAGCATCGACCATCTGCCTGAAAGTATCTGCCATTCTCTCCACCTCGATCAACTATTGACGATTTTCCGGCCGGTAGACCACGCGGGCGTAATTGTAAGCCTGCAGCCGGCCGAATTCCCTGGGTGACATTTTCTTATGCTCCATCCGCTTTTCCTCGGCCTCTTCTCCGGTAAGAGTCCGTTGCCGGTCAGGATTGGTATTCTGATGGAACTGCTTCGGCGGAGTAAGTGAGCGCGGAGATTCTTCAACCTTGGCATTCTCCTTCCGCATCTCTTTGATTTCTTCCACCAATGGCTTCTTGAATCGGCATTCGCAAAGCCTTTTCCCATTACTCCGCAACTGAGCTATCCGGAGTATCCTTTCAGCCCCGCACTTATGCCGCACCTTCCACTCAGACGGGGAATTGTCACCGGCCTTGTGCAGCTGCAGGACTTCCCATCCGTTTATTTTTCGCCCGGTGAAATCAACAAGAATATTTGATCTCGCCATTATCATTCCAGCAGTTTTCATTTCCTCCTCCCATGTTTTTCTGAAAAAGACATCCATCCTGTCGGCATGCGTCGGGAATACACTTCACCTGTCGGTTTAATCCCTTTCCATGCCTGATCACAAAACAACCGATAATGCCACACCTCCATAGCCTTTCCCTGGGGAGTCATCGGCGGTTCGATCCACAACAGCCTAGTATCGTCACCGAAGAATGCTTTCGCCAACGACTCGGCCCGCCGGGATAGATATCCTTCATCGAAAGAAAGCGACAAATGGAAGCAGCGCTCATAATCAGGATTTTTCCACCACCCGCATGAGTGGTGCCCCTGGTCGCGCGTGAATATCACTTTCGCCCCAGCTGGCACAAAGAAACTGCGGCATGCTATCAGATAGTCGAATGTTTCTTTGGTTCCATCATATAACCCGGTTGCGGCCCTGGCTTTAGCGTTCACCACTAGGTCTTGCAGGCTTGTGAAGTTTTGATTCGCTATAATTTCCATCATCACGCCACCTCCAACAATGCGCCTGATCTGATCTTCATATTCGCCCGCACCAGCGCCGCCGGCACGTATGGCGACACAGAATTCCCACACATGCTGACCTGCGCCTCTTTGGTAATCCGCTTCCCATCAATCTTTATGTCGATGACATACTCGTCAGGGAATCCTTGAGCCCTGAATAGTTCCCTGGGCGAGAACATCCGGAGACAAATATCGGCTATGTGGTAAATCTCGCCACGGACGGTCACCAGACCAAACCGATCTCTTGTGGTGACGGTCCCAAGAGGTTCTTGGAGCGCGTGACCATTATGCTCATTACCAAAGTATTTCAACAGGAAGGCACGGACCTCCCCAATATGAGTGCCGGAAGCGGTGATCGTCGGCATCGGCGCCGTAACCGGCTGGCCGTCCCTGCAGGTGCCTCGCAGTTTGACCAGGTGAGAAGTTACGATCGCAGATTTTCCCATTCCATCCGCTGTCACCGTGCCAAGAGGAACATCCGCTGCGTGCCCGATTGATTGGCCAAAATCTCGTCTGATGTGAGCGGTAACCAGGCTATGATGATCTACCGCTGTCACTGTACCAATTGGCTCTCGCACATCTGAGCCGACAACCCCGGTATAGTGCTTTGCGAGAAAAGCCGAGACAAGGGCATGGTGCCCGCCTTTGACGTTCGCGCAGATAGTCCGCAGCGGCTCATCCGCTGGCATACATCGCGGCGAAGAAGCGTTCGCATGCTCGGTAAAAACCGGAACAACCAGGGAATGGCGGTTTGCCGTAGTCTGAGTAGCCAGCGGTTCGCCGAGCGACTGCCCACGAAACTCTCCACCCTTGTCGCCGTAGTAGGTAACGACAAACGGCTCCAGACTCTCAATAACATACCTCATCACCCCCTTGGCAATTCGCCGCATTGTAGCATCCGCCAGCGGCCGCTTGACGCCAACCGCCCGGGCCTCTTCCTTGGTGAGAAAAATTGAATGACAAGGGATGGACCAATCAATGCAATCAGCGGCCGTTTTCCATGGCTGCAGTTTACCGCTCTTCACTTCCTCGCTCTTCGGATCGCCGTGGGTCGGGTCAGGCCAGACAATCGGTAAACCATCCCGGCGAGCGATAAGGAAAAGCCGTTTGCGAATGGTAGGGGCGCCATAGTCGCAAGCCCGGAGTTCTCTCCAATCAACCTTATAACCAAGCTGTTCGAGGCGATGGACCCACAGATAGAAGGTTTTTCCCTTATTCACTCCGCACGGCATCATTACCGGCCGCCCCTCGCTGTCGAATTTTGGTTTGCCGTCGCTATCGCAAACGTGAATCAGCGGGCCCCAGTCCTGGAACTCTTCCACGTTTTCCAGCATGATCACCCTGGGACTTTTCTTTTTCCCCCACTTTACCGCCACCCACGCGAGACCACGAATTTTCCTAGATACCGGCTGCCCTCCTTTTGCCTTAGAAAAATGTTTGCAATCAGGGCTGAACCACGCCAAGCCAACGGACCTACCCTTACAGACTTTCACCGGATCGACATCCCAAACATCCTCGGTGTAATGCTTGGTCCATGGGTGGTTGGCTTTGTGCATCTCAACCGCCTCGCGGTCATGGTTGATGGCGATATCTACTCCCCGGCCGAGCCCCCACTCGATACCCAAGCTAGCCCCGCCGCCACCGGCAAAATTATCAACAATCAGTTCATCCCACAATCCAGGTTGTAACCTGGGAACACCCCTTGTCATCTCGTTCTCCTTGACCGTTTCTACCTTTAGTTTTTTTTCTTCACCTCGAAAACAAACTCCATCTTCTCCTGGTTAAATCCCATCGTGAGGATTTTCCCGAGCGGTGCCGTGTCGATTTCGATGACGGGAACAACCACTTTCCCGCCTAGCCTCTCGATAAAAACGAGGAGTAGTTGCTCTTTCAATTCATCGAGCAACTGAATAAACCCCTCATTCTCCGGGTTCAACAGCTTTGCCAATTCAATTCCTTGCCCCATGACTCCCTCTCGTTTTTTCCTCGATACATTGCGGGCAACGAACATGCTGCCCGCCACTTGTCACGAGGATCTTTGTTTTATGCCGTTCGCAATACGATTGCTTTCGGACCAGTTTGTAACACTTCCCGCACTTATCTTTTTCCTGGCTCACTGTTTTCTCCTTCGATCAATAGAAGGCCATCCTTTGGCTGCAGACATCCTTCCAGAACCTTGGCGGCCTTTTGCTGGTCACCGATGAACACCGGCCGGGAAAGCTCGCGATAGCCATTAGCCGAATTGTCGCAGTCGATTATCCCAAACAACCTTGTCGGGTGCTGGGGAATCTCCTGCATCACTGAGAAACCTCGATACCTGGTGCAAAATTCCTTGGAGACAAATGGAATCTCGTTCTCCTGGGATCCACACATTGCAACCCACCCGCCCATATCCTCTATCACTCGATGGATAATCGGATCATCAAAGGACACGGTTTGATATGAGCCCACGCGCCGAATAGCTTTTTCGACTTTCGACCAGGCCAGCAAACTCCTGTCGCTGGATGTTCCTTCAATCATCTTGATGATATCTGCCGGTTTCGGCTTATAATTGCCGAAATCAGGGCTCTTGATGAATTTTTGAGCAGCCTTGACCACCTCCTCGATGTCGTATTCCTTTAAGGCATCCCACCAAAGGCCAAACATTTTGCTGTCTTCCAGGGAAAGGTCATAGAGTTTTCCGAAAGGATACATAACCGTTGAAAAGGCCATCCTGTCATTCTTCCCTTTCATTCTGCACCCTCCACGAAATCGTTTATCGCTTGCCGCATTTTCTGGTCTTTGATTTCAGAGAAGGTTTTAGGCTGACGGTTGCCTCCCCTATATCTCTGGTTTTTCTCCCAAGTGATGATCGCCGACTTCCAATTCTTCATCTTGGTTTTTCCGTACATCCAGCCCGTTGTTTCATAGTGGGCTATGAACTTTTCAGGATCGATTCCGTTCTTCCTCTCTTGGCAATAAACCCTTACTTGGTCGAGTGTCGGGGGGGTAAATTTTTTACCCCTATCTATTGGAGAAGGAACAGGAGAAGGAGAAGGAGAAGGAGAAGGAGAAGGGGTTAACGGCGCGTTAACGTTCCGTTTACGAATCGTTAAGGTTCCGTTACCTTCCGTAAGTGTTCTGAATTCTTCTAAAGATATAGACTTTCGTCCTTCGTTTTTGAGCTTTTCATGTAAAACAGGATGGGTTTTTGCCATTCGAGAGAAACGTGATGCATCGCTACGTGCCTCAGTACCAACAGCCCATGAGTTGTGATCAGCCCAATCATGGAGTGAATAACAAGGTTTGCAATTTTCCGTTAACGGCTCGTTAACGTCCAGCCAACGGAGCGTTAAGGTGGCGTTAACGAATTCGCCGGGGGTACCATTCCATTTTGCAGCTATTTCAATATCTTCTGTATCCATTCCATGCAGATCCCCGCATGGTCTGTTCACACGGCTCCACAACCAAAGAGAAATCAGACTTTTAAGGCCATCGACCCCAAGTTTCCTCTCAAGTTTGATGGTTTTTGGATGATCAAGAAACTCGACTGAAATTCTGATATCTGTGCCCATTTCTTTCTTCCCGATGTCATACCACAATGTCTACAGATTAGAGCCAAGGAGAATATCACTCGGCTCTTCGAAGCTTATCGCCGGTCATCTGATTTTCTTACCCGTAAACCTTCCCTTGATGTTCGCAAAGAAATGCTTCCCGAGTGACTTAGCCGCCACCAACTCGTCATATTCCTTCTTCGTGACTCCTGGATAGTGGTATGTCCCGGATTTGAACTGCAGGGCCATTGTGGACGTTTCTTCGTCGTATCCGTGGCCGGTGATTGAAGATGATTTTGCTGCGGTAATTTCAATCTTCGGTTCTTTTTTCTTTTCCATGGGTCTCCTTTTGCCTTTCGGCTTTTTTAAAAAGACTGCTTCTATTTCGTAATCGGTCACCGGCCCTAACAGAGCCGCACTTGTTTGCTTTCCATCTGGATCCTTTTCACTGCTACTTCAAAATGCTCTTCGTCATTATCTATTCCGATAAAATTGAATCCGTTTTTAATACAGGCGACTCCGGTGGTGCCGCTCCCCATATATGGATCCAGGACAACGGCCCCTAGATCCAGCTTACAAAGCGCCAGGCACCACACCATCAAGGCTTCTGGTTTCTGAAAAGGGTGTAGTTTTGGTCCTTTGGAGATATTTTCTTTTCCAGCTCTCACCATTCCCCGCCAAAGATGGGAGAACTTTTTCACCACCCCCGGAAGGTTTGTCCAGGCCAGTTCACAATCACTAAAGTTGTCTGGAGTTGTATCGATTTTTTTATCCCACACCAGCCAGCAGGTTGGCACCGATGAAGGTGGAAGTTTATCGGCGTAATGATTCGCTCCCCACAAAATGACTTTCCGGTACCGGATCCATGGCGATGGGTCGAAAGGCTTGTTGTCTCCATTAATTTTTCTCCATCGCCTATCTGCGAGTGGAGTTACCCCCATTGAAAGCGCACTTTTTCTGGTACGTTTTTTAGAGCAATCAAAGTTAATCCCATATGGTGGATCAGACACAACTGCGTCGACGGTACCGCAGCCAATCTCAGCCAAGACATCTAGGCAATTTGCGAGATACAAAGTACAATTCCCAATCACTTCTTTTCTTATTTTCTGCTGCATTTTCATATTTTTAAAAAGAAGATTATAGTTTCGAGTTGATCTTATCCCGGCCGTTACGCCGGGCAGACATAGACCGGTTTCCCAGTATATCCTGCCACAAGTTTTTTAAATAAAACCTCATCGCTGTTTTGCTCTGACAGGTGGATAAGATGGATCTCCTGAAGAGACGAACCGTCCATCTTATGAAGTAAATCCACCACCCGTTGAATGCTCATGTGGCTATCCACAAGCCGTTTCCGGCGGGCAGGATCCACGAGTCCTGATCGAATGTTCTCGGCAAGGATTCTCTCACAGAAATTCGCCTCGACCATAAGGTGTGTCACCCCTTTAAACTTGTACCGGCAATACGACAAATCGGTAAGAAAGAGGATTTTGTATGGTCCGGTGGAAATCAGGAAGCCGAGCGGTTCTTCTGCATCGTGGACCACATCGAATGGCATGACATTCCAGTCTCCCTGGATGGAGAATTGCCGCCTGGTGGATATGATATGGAGACGATGATGATTGAACTGCTTATTTGCCTCGCTCGGATCTGCCAATTCCAATTCTCCCAATGTGCCAAAACTCAGGTAGACATCGACACCGTTCTTGATGGCGTCTTTTACGGCCCTAGAATGATCAGAATGACCGTGGGTGACCAAACACCCGGCCAAGGTCGAAGTCGTGTAGCCTGTAGCCTGCTGAATACGTTTCCAGGTTATTCCGCATTCGATCATCAATCGGGAATTGCCGTTATCGAGCAGATAGCAATTTCCGGCCGACGAGCTGGCGATTGAAGTGATGGTGAGATTCATGACGGTTTTCCGACAGGCATAGGGGCGAGAAGGAGATCGAAATCTTTCTTGGTCATCGGCTCCAACTGTCCATAGACCGGACTCAATCCTTTAACCGCCCACTGGTGGACGAATTTAAGATAGTCCCATATGATTTCCTTGGATTTAATAAGGATGTAATCCGCTTTCTCGGCATCGGTCATGCCGTCAATCGGATCGTATCCGCCGAGCGCCTGCTGCTCAAATCCTGATCTCAGAATCAAGGTGGCCAGGATGGTATTGTCTTCTCGATCAACCACAGTAGCCATGGAGATGAAACTGTTGATCATCTCGTAGTTCGGCTCGGATGTCATATTCTCCGGCATTTCGAGGTAGGCTCGGTCAAAAACTTCTTTCGGGGACCATGATTCATATCCGTCGGGGTAGACTACTTTGTATCCCGGCTGCCCGTCCCGCTCATCCTCTTCTGCCATCACCTGCTTTACTCCGATGTATGTCTTCACGCTGTTCTCCTTGCGCTCCCCTCGGAGAAAGAGGGGAGTTGTTATTTTTGAGATTATTATTTTACGGGCGTCTTCCAGAGTGCTCGCGGCCGTCTTCCAGGGCTCTCGCATGAGAGCTGTATGTGCTCGCCATGCCTTCGTAATGGGCTTGTAAGGCTCTCAGCGCCCGAGCAAGGGTTTTGTCGGCAGCACTTGATAGCCATGGAGATCTTTTCCCAAAACCAGAGCTTTTCACCTCATATTCAACGGAACCGTCTTTTTCTCTTCTTTCAACCTGTAGTGTCGATAACCTATTAAATCCGCTGCTCTGTATCCCGGTGGCACAGAGGTATCCAGGAATGTCTGGAAAAGGGGTGTGCACCGTCCAGGAATATCCAGGCATGATTTTTTCGAGTTCTTTTCTGAATTCAGATGTTTTCATTACGGCATCCTTTTTTGACATCAGAACGGCGCCCGGCCTTTTCTCGGCTGATTCTTCGCCTCTTCCTCCATGAGTGCCCGGTCGGCTTCCTCTGATGTCATGCCACCAGCTTCAGGCGGGGCCGGTCCGATATCTGCCGGCGGCGGTTCGTCTCCTTGCGGGGGAGTATTCTCGGGAGTGGTTGCCGGCTCATCCTCTTTGGTGATTTCCCCAGTCTCCATATCGATGAAATCCTTGTTCGCTTCCTCTTCGTAGGTCATCTGAGATTCAGCTTCGCGCACCGAAACTTCGTTTTGCTGAAGGACCTGATAAGCATCATCGATCTTCTGCGAATCGATGGTGATATTGCCGTAGGCTGCCCGCTTGATGGTCTTCAGGCACATCTCTTCAAACCATCCTTCGACCTTTTCTTTACCGGCCTTCTTGTTCTTTCCGGTCTTCTCGTCTTTCACCCAAGCATCTTTTTCCCCGCCCCAGAACTCAGGACTGGCATGCTTCGGTCTCCGCTTCTCAATATCCTTCATGGACATCACCACGAGTTTATTCCTGGTCTTGTCCTTGTAGGCGTGATAATAGAACCCGCCGACGATGGCGCCACGGTCGAAAGGATTGGTGACCTTCAGGGTATAGGAGTCGAATTTATTCTCGTGATCCTTCTTAATGATCTTGAATTCGTCGGTGGAGAAGACCAACTCACAGGTGACGACAGGCGGTTCGCCAAGGGCGTATTTCTCGGCCTTCAGTTCGAGGCCTCTATATCCCGGGAGAAAACCGATATCATATTGACCGGTGGTGTTGTTTTTGTACGGGACGAGATGGACATGGTTCTTTTCCAGGGCATCCCAGCCGATGCGGGCTGCAGACACGACATTACGGGCTAGCGATGACATGTTCACGTTCTGCCAGGTAATCGGAACCGTGTCGCGGTATTGCTCGCTCTTTTTCAGGCGCTTTTCTTCGGCCAGTTTCAGCGCGGCATCCAGGGCCATGAAATAGTTCTGTGCCAGGCGCTTCTGGTGCTCGGTCAGGGCAAGCTCTCCCACACCTGATCCGAATTCACTTACGACTTTGAGCATGAACCGCTCGGACATGGATTGGGCAGGCGCGGCCGGGAGATTGGCTGATGACTCGGTGATTTTCTGTTGAGTGCCGGGAATCGGCAGGTCTTGTTGTTTTCCTTGCATGATTGTTCTCCTTTTTTGTGAAATTTTTACTGACTCTATTTTGATATCTGGCACACGGTGTCTAACAACCCAAAAATCTCCTAAATGTGTCACCACCGTATTCTCCAACCGTAAGAGAAATAATCTCGCCAACCGTATATTTGTCTTTATTGACACTGAGACGGTTTTTGAGAAAGTCAGATACTCCGAATGAACATG